AGCGCGAGTCGATCCGCTCGTTCAACACTTCAGCCACCAGCTCATGCAGGCGCGTGCCCTCCCGCATGGCGTCATTCTCGACCTGCGGCGGCATCGTGGCGCTAAGCGCCACACTGCCGGGGCAGTTCATCACGCGCTCGGCGGTCGAGCCGCCTACGATTTTAGAATGGCTCATGGGTTCCTCGCATCAACGCGACCGCTCGTGCCGCGCGACCACAGGAACTCGACGCGAGGAACCGCACCCATCAGCATCAGCTCTTCAGCCGAGTAGCGCGTCACGTTGTGGCGCGGGTAGCCGGGGCCGACGAAGATGTCGCTGTTTCGGTAGTGCGGCACGTAGACGATACCGCGCAGTTCATACGCGGCCTGCTCGTATAGCGAGACTTGTTTGTTCTGGTCCATTGCGTTCACTTCAATCTCCTAGAGTTGACTAACGGAAACCGCATGGTATACCATTGCTTTGAAGTTTGCAACGGTCTAAACTTTGAAACATGCGGGAGATCAAAAATTTTGGAGATCGTGCCTCTTTCGCTTAAACAAGCGCAGGGCTTTGTGGGGCAGCACCACAGGCACAACAAACCGCCGGTAGGGCATAAGTTTAGCCTTGGCGTGATGGTTGACGGCGCGCTTGTGGGCGTAGCTGTGGCTGGACGTCCAGTAGCGCGCGCGTTGGATGACGGGCGCACGTTAGAAGTCACTCGAACTTGCACCGACGGCACGCCCAACGCTAATTCTAAGTTGTACGGCGCAGTCACTCGGGCAGCTAAAGCGATGGGGTACAAGCGGTTGGTGACGTACACGCAAGCAGATGAGACTGGCGCTTCGTTGCGCGCGTCTGGCTGGAAAGCTCAAGCGGCGCTTGCGCCCCGTGCCGGTTGGTCGTGCGCGTCAAGGCCGCGCAATGATATTGGATCGTCAAACATCGCGCGTGTGCGCTGGGAGATTTACTTTGCTTGAACGCGACATAGAGAGATACCTGGTGCGCCGGGTCAAGGACATCGGTGGCGTGGCGTACAAGTTTGTCTCGCCCTCGAACCGTGGCGTGGCGGACAGGCTGGTGGTGCTGCCGCAGGGCGTGGTGTGGTTTGTTGAGGTGAAGAAAGAAGGCGGTCGCCTGTCGACGCTCCAGAACATCTTCATCGCAGAGATGCAAAGACTACAGCAGAACGTGCGCGTGGTCTGGTCGAAGGAAGACGTGGACGATCTTATCAAGGAGATGCAATCGTGAGCTACGAAGAACAGCGAGCAATTTTGATTCAGTATTTGCAAGTGATGATCGCACGGTGCGACTGGCATGGTGTTGCGGACGTGGCGATGGACCTGCGCGAGATGGAAGCCGAACAACGGGGTGCGAAATGAACCAAAACGAAATCCTGAAGATCGCTGCCGAGGCCGGAGCGTTCTGGGAACTGTCGGAGACGCCAGAAAAGGATCTTGCCTTTCTGATGCGCTTTGCAGAGCGTGCTGTAGCTGCTGAGCGTGATCGATGCATCCTGATGTTGGAGCGCCTGCACGAGCGATCTGGTGGGCAGTACAACTATTACTTGCACGCAGCCAAAGTGCTGAAGGGGGAGGTATGACCGAAGCCTTTTTCATCGGCTGGGCCGTTGGCATCATCACCGGCTACGTCGCATGGGCACCTGAAACAAGGTTCAAACAAAACTTCGTTGATGGTCTGACACTGCGGTTTTTGTGGAGACGGAGATGAGGCACCACCATCTGTACTACGTCATGCTCGACAAAGCCCGCAAGTTTTCGTTTGGCTACAGCAACTTCATCGTCACGCCGTATCTAAGTCGGGCGCGGTACTACGCGAAGCGGCTGAAACGGAAAGACCGGCAGATTGATGTACGGGAGCGCGGGAAAGCGTATGTATTGAAGGGGAGCTGGCTATGAAATTCCGCAAGAAGCCCGTGGTCATTGAGGCCACGCAGTGGTTCAAGGATGGAGATCACCCGTGTGTGCTGCGATCGAGGATGCAAGGTTTTGGTTGGATAAACACTTTGGAAGGTGGCCACATCGTCACCCCCGGCGACTGGATCATCACCGGCGTGAAGGGTGAGCACTATCCCTGCAAACCCGACATCTTTAAAGCAACGTATGAGAGGGTGGAATGAGCATCGAAGCAATGAAGCAGGCACTTGAGGCGCTAGAAGATCCGTGGAAATCTGGGCCGGATGGTGTAGCAAGCGCCATCACCGCCATCCGCGCTGCCATCGAGCAACCGCGAGAATGGGTCGAACTGACGGACGACGAAGCGCGTGCTCTAGTCAATCGCGCCACTTTCGGCGACAAAACAAACTGGCAGGCGCTCGTTTACATGGTTGATGCAAAGCTAAAAGAAAAAAATGCGGCTTAGACCCTACCAAGACGAAGCCGCAGACTTCTTGTTCGCCAACGACCGCGCGATGATCCTCGCGTGGGTTGGCGCAGGCAAGACAGCGACCGCGCTCACGGCTATGAAAGCGATGCTGGACGAGCGACACGCCAAACGCTTTCTTGTGCTCGCGCCGCTGCGGGTCGCGCAGTCGGTCTGGCCGGCGGAAGCCGCGCTCTGGGCGCCAGGTCTTGAGATCGCAGTGGCCGTCGGCTCGCCCGCCCAACGGGCGCGAGCGCTTGCGTCCAACGCGCCAGTGGTTGTGACCAATTACGACAACCTGCTATGGCTGTCGGAGCAAGCGCTCGACTTTGATGCGGTCGTGTTCGACGAGCTGACGCGGCTTAAGAACCCATCAGGCAAACGGTTCAAAGCGTTGCACAAGGTCATCGAGCCCATGCAGATCCGCTGGGGGCTGACCGGCAGCTTCACCAGCAACGGCCTCGAAGACGTCTTTGGTCAGTGCAAGATCGTCGATCAGCAGATGCTGGGCCGCAGCAAGGGCGCCTTCTTGCAGCAATACTTTCACTGCGTCAACCGTGACTTTGGCGACTACGTGCCGCTACCAAGCGCGCTTGAGGCGGTCATGCAGCGCATACGTCCGTGGACGTACGTGCTGGAGTCGCATGAGTACCGCGACACCCTGCCGCCGCTGCACACGCTACCGATCAAGCTCCAGATGCCAATGGAGCCCTACAAGACGCTCAAACGCGAGATGGCGCTCATCTACCCCAACGCCGAGGTCATCGCCGCCAACGCGGCTGCGGTGACGTCCAAGCTCCAGCAGATGAGCGCGGGGTTTGTCTACGACACGGCCCGACAAACCGTCTGGCTGTCAGACCACAAGCTCGATGCGGTCGCGGACCTGCACGCCGAGAACCAGCGTGCGCCCATGCTCGTCTGGTATCAGTTCAAGGCCGAGCTTGCCGGGCTACAGGCGCGCTTCCCGCGTTTGCAGACGCTCACCAACGACGACTCGATCGCGCGGTGGAACGCGGGGCAGATCGAGATGCTGGCGGTTCACCCTGCGTCTGCCGGGCATGGGCTCAACCTGCAAGGGCAATCCCGCATGGTGTGGATGTCGTTGCCGTGGTCGCTGGAGCTCTACGAGCAGGCGGTCGGTCGGCTGCACCGAGGCGGCCAGCGCCATGACGTGCTGAACTACGTGCTCACGACCGAGGGCACGGTCGATGAAACGATTTGGAAGGCTTTACATGAGAAACGAGAGGTATCTGATATGGCACTAGAGGCGCTCAAATGAACCGATGGACTGAACAGCTAAAGGCCGCTCGGGCCGAGGCGCGCATACGGCAGCGGGAGTTCAACGCCGCCCAGCGCGCGCTCAACCGGGTGCTTGCGGAGATTGCAAAACTGGAGAAGCGAATTGAACTGGCGCGAACTACAACGAAGGCTTAATCAACTAACGGAGAGCGAACTATGGCAACTGATCGAAGCGGAACTGGCAGGCAAGAAACGTGTGTCTTTGATCGAGCGGATGCATATGCGGGCGGCAGCATTACGCACTACCCGCGAGAGGCTGGATCTCTTGAAACGTGCGACGCAATCTACGCCGTAGGCGTGGCGACCGACGTGCAGAAGACGTGGCGCCGGTACGGTTGGGTGCCGCCGTCGGAACTTCCCGAGTACCATGACAAGTGGGCACGCGCCCAACAACCCACACGCATATCGGAGGTCGGACGTGGTTGATTACAGCGAAGGCTATCTAAACTTGAAGCAGATCGTGGACGAGATTTGGGAGGCAATGATGGCCAACGATCCCACTCGCGCACGTGACCTGTGCGCAGCGGTCGTCGTCGAGGCGCGGATGTTGCGCCATCAGATTGGAATCCAGCATGACAGCAGCAACCAAAGTTGAGCGGTACTTGAAGGACCGCAAGACGCCCGTAACGCCCAAGCAGATTGCGGATTACTTTCTCTACAGCCACGCAACCGTCAATAAGGCACTCAATGATCTCGAACAAGCAGGCAAAATCGCGCGCACCCAACAGCGCACCTGGCACATCTGTCGCATGGCCGTTCCCCCGCCAGCCGCTCCCGCACCAGCCGAACAGCGTGCCACCTACGACCGACCGATGCTCAACTCGTACCCGCACGCACGCGGATATGATGACTGAACTGGGAGAAGCTAAATGGTAGACATGGTGAACCACCCGCCGCACTACACACGCGGCGGCGTGGAGTGCATCGACGCGCTCGCGTCAGCGACCGCAGGGCTGGAAGGGCTTGATGCGGTCTGCACCGCCAACGCCATCAAATACTTGTGGCGCTGGAAACAGAAGAACGGTGTTGAAGACTTGCGGAAGGCTCAGTGGTATATCAGCAAGCTCATTGAGACATCTGTAGTGCCGCAGCCCGACCTTCTTCGACGCGCCGTGCCCAGCCCCGACCAAACGTGGGCCAAGTGGGTAGCGTCTGAAGATAGACAAGACGATTGTCTTGGAACTTGTTGATGACGTCAGACGCCGGCATGGCAGCGACGGCCTTGAGGGTCATGGGGCCGATCGCGCCGTCCGGCGTTGCACCGATTGCTTCTTGCAGGAGCTTGGCCGCGCGGCCTGGGCCTGAGTTGATGGCGGTATCGAAGACCACGTAGTCGACGCCCGCCGGCAGATCGTCGGCGCGCACCTTGTCCCAATAGCGTTCTTTGTAGAGCGGCGCCACGTCGCTGGGCTGGAGAGCGCGCATGTCCTGCTCGGTCACGGGGCGACCGCACCACTTCTCCCACGTCGCCTTGGTGCAGCCCAAGTTGGTGATGCCGCCGGGATCGGACGGGTGGTTTACGTAGCCGCCCTCGTGGTGCAGCACAGCCGCCAGCGCCCGCTCCCAGTTCTCTTTCATTTCTTGCTCTCGATCGTCTCTTGCTTAGCCTTGCTGCCGGCGCTGCTGCCAAAGAAGAAGTTGAGGATTGTGGCCACTACGGTCGCCAAGATGAAGCCCAGCACCGTGTCAGCAAAGCGCACGTTGTCGGCAGGGATCGTCACCATCGTAATCATAAAAATGTAGCTCGCTGCGACCAGCGACCAGAAGGTCGCCAGCACGTAGACGAACGATCGGCTGATGCCGTTGCCGTTGATGAGCGCGGCAATCTGCATCGCGCGGGCGTCTGCCGTGTTCTTGTTCGCCTGCTCGACCATGAACTCTTCATGCTGCATCGCGCGTTCGCGTAGGCGCGTGATGTCCTCGGCGTTCATGTCGGGCTTGAGTTCAACGCCCGTCTTCTCCTGCACGTAGTCGAGCCCCTTGTCCACGACCGCTTGCGCGACCTTGGGCAGGTTGTTCTGGATGAGGGTAGATACGATACCAGCGACGATGGGTAGCATCAGTAACTAACCTCCGCAAGGGCCAACATCAGGACGGTCATGAGTAAGACGATGATGCCGAAGATGTAGTTCATTTCGGCCACCTGTCGACGATGAACATGACGATGTGAAAGAGAATCAGCGCGCCTGTGGCCACGACGACGGCGATCAAACCTGCGTCACTTGCGTTCTTGATGAACTTCTTGCGCCGCCTGATCTGTTCGTAAATCATCTTTTCGCGCTGTTCTTTGATGCGCCGCCGCATTTGCACAAACTCAACGTAGCCATCGCGGCCAAGGTGCTGGAGCGGTCCGTAGTGGAACCAGTGGTACAGCGTCTTTTCCATCTCCTTGATCTTGACTTGGGCGGCGTAGGCGTCAAACGCCTCAACGGTGGCTGATTTGGAAAAGGTGAGTTTTTTGAAGAGCGGGGGCTTGGCCTGCTCGCCGTTCATCCACTCTTGCAGGTCACTGACGGCGCCGGCCCACTTGCCAAGCTGGCCAAAGACATCCTCGGCTTCTCGGCCAATCTCAACCGCCTTCTTCAGCCCGTTGAAGACGGCAGTCGCAGTCGCCAACAGACTGATTGGGTCTAGCATCTCACACCTTTAACACGAGCCCCAAGAGCAGCATGATGATAGCACCGGCGGTGCCGATCAAGATATGCTCCAGCCGTTTGATGCGCAGGATCGTCTCTTTCCATCGTTCCGCGCACACCGCTTCATGCGTTGACAAGCGAGCCTCCACTTCGTTTGCTGATGCCATCACTCACCCTCGATCAACTTGTTTTCAGGTTTGGGAGCTAGTTGGTTGCGCTTGAACTCCATAGTTTTTTTGCCTTGGCTGCCCTTGCGCACCGGGCGCGGTTCGCGCATCTGCTCAGTAAGTT